GCGATTTGGTCGGCCTGCTTCATCCCGTCGCGGCGCACCTGTGCCGGGTCGGTGTCAAACACCAGATCCAGCTGGTTGTTGGCCTTGACCTCCTCGGCCCTTGCGCGCGTCAGCTCGTGCAGGTCGCCGCCCAGCTCAGCCACAACCTGCGCCTGCGTCATGAAGCCGCACCTTACGGCGTCTTTGTAGCTGGCTACCTCCTTTTCGGGATCCACCCAGCCCCATCCGCGCGGGAACCACCGCACCGCCTGGTAGCGGCTGCGCAGCTGGTCGTAGTTCGGCAGCGCCACAACGCCTACTGCGGCAGCAGCATCCAGCCAGCGCTCAAACACCACCCGGTGGAGGTGGGTGATCATGTGGCTCTGGATCAGCCGCCAGTTCTCGCGATCCTCCAGCAGGCTCAGGCGCGAGCTGCTGTAGTTGGACTGGCTGAAATCCCGGCTGACGGTTTCGTAGCTGACGCCGATCGATGCGGCCACGCTGCGCAACACGGCACGCATGAAGGTTTCGAAATTCGTGTTGGGGCTGCCCAGTTGCGGCACCTCAACCGTTTCACCGGAGTTTAGGTATTTGAAGACCCCCGGCTCAAAGTTGCTGACGCGCTCGTTCTCCACCACGTCATCACCCGTCACCTCACCCTCAGTGTTGGTGATGAAGCCCATTAGGCTGGCGGTCGCCCTGGCCCTGATCACCTCGGCGTCCTGGTAGCCGCCCAGGTGGTGCAGTGCCTTTACGGCCGCGGCGAACCACGTCACGCCACGGGTCTGGCCGGGGCGCTCCGTGATCTTCAGGTGGATGATCTGATCGGCTGGTATCTCAATGATCTTCCAGCCGACCCCGTTGGTCAGGTCGCCAGGATGCCGGGAGCGGAAGGCGTAGCTGGTCGGCCTGCCCCACTTGTTCACGCGCACGCCCATGCGCCACTCATTGCCGTCGGCATCAGGGCCACTGGTCTTGCCCTCATCCAGCAGGTCGGCTTCGATCACCTCCAGGGCCAGCGGTGTCAGGCCGCCACCGAAAGCCTCGGGCACCAATCGGATGAACACCTCGCCCGATTCGGCCATAGCGGTCACAGCCAGCCGTTCGATTTCATTGAACGCCAGTTGGCCCGCAACGTGGCAGGTGCCGGGGCTGCACCACTCAAGCCAGCCCGCCTCGATCGCGTCGTTGATGGCCTGATCCTGCCGCCCGCCGCGCTGCCTCATGACCTGCGCCTGCATGCGCACGCCGGAGCCGATCACGTTGGCAGCGATCGCGCGCAATGCCTGGCGGGCGTAGGGGTTATCCCGGCACAACTGCCGGGCCCGGTTGCGCAGCCGAACCAGGCTGCCGTCAATCTCGGCATCAGCGCTGGTGCTGCTCGTCACCCAGTCGGACGTGAGCCGGCTGATGGTGGCGCCCTCGTACATCCGGCGCCGTGGCTGCGTCGCCGCGGCTTTGCTCTTGCGTCGCTTTGCCATCAGGTGAACCTCACAAACAGGGAGCGCGGATCGCCCAACCCCTTGGCGATGGAATCGGCCGCCTGCTCCCTGGCGACAATCGCCTTAAGCTGCGATTCACGTTGCATCAACTGGCCCAGATCGGCAGCCGTGAAGCTGCGCGAACCGATCGTGTATTGCTTGGCGCCCTTGCTGATGATCGCCCGAATCGCAGCTTGCACCGCCTCCAGGTCAATCTGAGCCTGGCTACGCCCATCAAACGCTGTAGCGGTGCCGGTGTAGCCAAGGGCTGGCAACACCTCCAGGCCGCCGGTGCGTAGCGTCACCGCCTGCGTGCCGGAGGTGGCCACCAACTGGTAGAACCACTGGCCCGCATCAAAGCCGGTGGATGTTGCGGCAGTGATTGCAAAATCCCAGCCGCCATCAACGCGCGCGGCGCCTTCGATCGTGGCGGCCTCGGCGGCCTTGTTAAACCGCAGGTAGAGCGTTGCAGCCCAGGTGGCTGCCGTGATCGGATTGCCCAGGCTGTCGCAGCCGGGCAATTCAATCCAGCCGTAGCTATCGCCTGCCCTGATTGTCGCTGGTAGGCCCATAGCGCTGCACCTCTGCCCTCAGACTATGCAGTCGCTACCAGGCGCTTACGAAGTTGCTACGCGGCGCTGCGGGGGCCTTATTCCGAACTGGCGGGGCCTTGCCTTTCGTTATCTGCGCCTCAAGCTGCTCCCACATCGTCGCCCTGCTATAGCGACGCTTCACCAGCTCAAACACCGCCAGGCAATACACCAGCAGGTCCAGCGGTTCATTGCGCGCGCCGCTCGGCTTCTTCCACTCCAGCACCTGGAAGCCCTTCACGTAACGCGGCGTCAGTCGTTCGCACGTAAGGCCTTGCAGGTATTCCTCGTTTGCGTTCTGGCCGAAATTGATAAAGCCAGGCCCCGGCGATTCGTTCTTCAACCTGCCGTAGATGGTCCGCTTGATCGCATCAGTGCCGACCATGTAGAGCTCTACCCCACCCTTCACCACACGGCCCTTGTGGTTGACATCCACCTTCGAGCCCTTGCCCAGTGGCGGAGCGTTGCGGGTGCTGCTGCCTTTCAGCGCTACAACCCCCTCCTTTGCGCGCAAGCGGCAGAACTCATACGCCTCGCTGGTGTAGTGCCCGCCGGTGTCCACTCCGCACTGCCTCACGGCCATGGTGCCGCCGGTCTCCATCGGCCACTGCGTCTGGCGGATCACATCCACCTGCTCCCACGCGTCACCCTGCGCCGGGTCGCCGCTGATCTTTTCGTGCCAGATCAGCCACATCTCCTCACCTCTTCCCACGCCCCACACGCTCACCTCTAGCCAGGTGTCCTGAACGTCCACGGCCATCAGCAGCACCAGCACGCCAGCCGGGCACCACCCGGTCTTGTAGGGGTTATCAGCGACGCGAGCCATCAGTTCATCGCCGTTCACCTTGCTCAGCGCTTCATCCTCCCAGGCCTCAGCCGCTCGCTTGTTGACCCAGCCTTTCAACAGCAGCGGGTCGCCCTTGGCGCGCAGGAATTCATCGCGGATCTTCTCCCAGCTCAGCCAGCCATAAGGCGCATACCAACCCGGCAGGTGGAAGCCAGCGGTCTCGCCATCGCCCTTCGCCGTGGCGCGCCACACGCCACCGTCCAGCATGCTGCCCTTATGGTGCTGCGCCACCCGCTCACCACACGCCGGGCACTGGCACCACACCTCACCGTCAGGCTGCTCCCAGACCATGTGCTCGCGCCAGCGGAGCACCTCCAGAGATCCGCAGCACGGCATCAGCGCGTGATAAAGCCGCCGGTCGCTGCGCGCCTCAAACTCCCACGTGATCCGGCAAGCACCGCGGGTGCCTGGCGTGCTGGTGATCAGAGCCTTTCGATCCGGGAAGTTGGTCTGCCGGGCCTCCGCGTTTTCCAGCGGGTCGCCCTTGTCATCCATCTCCAGCGGCAGGCTTGACACCTCATCCGCCCATACGTTCTGCGCCGGCATACCCTGCGCCGCGCTGCCGCTATTGCCGCCGATGATCGACAGCAGCATGTCGCCATCAAACTCCTTGAGGAACATGGCGTTGGCCGCGTCCCTGCTCTTGCTGCTGATCTGCTTCGCCGCTACCGCTGGAGAATCGTTAAACAGTGGCGTCAGCCGCTGACGGATTTGACGCTTCGCAAAGCTCTCAGTCGGGAACATCGCCAGGAATGGCGCTGGGTCCAGCGCGATGGTGCGGCCCAGCCAGTTCAGTCCCACCTCGGTCTTGCCGGTCTGTGATCCGAACAGCAGCACCACTCGCATGATGCGCCTCTCCCGAGGGCTCAGGCAGTCCATCGGCTCGCGCAGATACGGCACCCGATCAGTGCGCCACTGCCCCGGCTCGCTGCTGCTGCGGCGGGTGAGGATCCGGTTCTGGTCAGCCCACTCGCTCACCGTCAGGTCCAGCGGGGGCTGCAGCGCTGCGATGAACGCTTCGCGGTAAATCGTCGCCGCGTCAGGCACCAGCTAACCCCCGTAGTGCCGACTCGATCTCGGCCTGCAGCAACGCCCGCACTTCCTCCTGGTCTTTCATCGTCACCACCTTCGCCGCGTTGCGGGTCGGGATCATCAGCAGCAGATCACGCACCTGTCGGGCTAGGCGGGAGGCTTCTTGCTTTACGTCGGTCACCTGCACCAGCTCGCCCCGCTCTTTCAACGTCTGCAGCTTCGCCAGCTCGGCCTGATAGTGAACCTTCCTGGATTCGCTGTCATATCGATCGGGGATCTCATCGTCAGGCGTGGTCATCACGGCATCTAGCAGCGCGGCCGCAGCCGGGTCCGCAGGCTGCCTAGCAACTGGAACCCTTGCCGGCTCTGACTTCTTCTTGCTGATCTTGGCGTTGTTGTTTGGCGCGGTGTTCCTGTCCCATAGCGTCATGGCCAGCTCCACATTGATGAGCTGCTTCCCGTTGCGGGTTACAACCGCCTGGCGGATCCGATCCTTCATCGCACGCGAAACCGTCGAACGGTTGGTGCCTTTGATCCGCGCAAACTCAGCCGGCGCGGCGAGCGCTGGTTCGTTGCTCACGTTTGTTGCATGGCTTGTTGCAGGCTAGGTTCCTTGCAACACATCATGCAACAACTCACCGGGAGGGGGACGCCGCATCCTTTGCGCGCCAGCCGTTGCAAGGCGCCGAAATCACCCGCTAGGAAAAAACCGGGACTTCGTGGACCCGCACTAACAACCGGCCGGGAGGGACCCTGAAAATTAGGTGAGAGCAACCGGGGGAGGGGGTGCCCCCCGGCCCAGCCCCGCCGATCCGTGTCACTTGCCGCCGAACCCGCGGGCGTCGGCCTTGAGTGCTCGCTCAAATCCAGTGACGAATTGCTGGCTGACGCGCTGCTCCACGTCGCTCCTGAGCTGTTCACCAACCTCAGAACGGCCGAGAAAGATCGATCCGACCGAAGGGCCGTAGAGCGCCTTGAGCTTGTCGCCTTGACGTTGTAGGACCAGCTGGTTGCCATTGTTGCCGCGAGCGATAAAGGCGCCATTGATCTTTTGCCTGCCCTTGACCTTGAGGGTCATGGCGGTCAGTGGCCTGCCTGGCTTGGCTGGTGGTGACCAGCCCCTACCACGGCCTAGGCCCCGCCTGCCGGTGCCTCTGGTGCCTGCCTTGGCCCCGTACTGCATGAGAGTGGGCGGACGGCGGGAGAAGCCGATGACGGCGGCCTGCCCACCCTGCTCAATGCGGACGCGGGAGATGTCCTGCTTGACCCTGGCGGACTTGATGCCGTAAGCCTGGGTGACCCCCTTGGCTACGGCAGGGGGCACGGCCTTGGAGGCGTAGCGAATGGCTGATCTGCTGGCCTTGTCGTAGAGCTTGGGATCAAGGAAGCGTTGCATCGATGCGAGGCGGTCAAGCCCGTCGATGGATAGGGAGAGGTTGGCCATGCCTTCAGTCTGCCTACAGCTTTCGGCATGCCTCAACCACTGGGGCGTACTTGGCGCAGAACCGATCGAGCTGTGGCGCTGCAGCGTCAAACAGCAAAGCGGCGAGCACGAGAGCCCAGATGAAGACGGTGATGACGGAGAGGGCGTTGTCGCGGGACATTGCGTTCATGGTGGGAGCTGGGATAAGAGGGTTCTGAGTTGAGAAAGGGGGAGGATGGCGAACTGTTCGCCGGGGTCAGTTGTGCCCTTGCGCTTGACGACCAGCACGCCATAAGGCTTGCCTGCGTTGCGCTGCTGCTCAATGGTTTGGGTGAGCCAAGAGCCGAGGCTGAG